GGAGTGACCAGAATGAATTCGATTAAGCCTATCTTGCTGGTGATGCATGACTACCTCGATGCGCCGACGCGGAGGAGCCTCAAAAATGCCGGGTATCTGGTGGTTGAGGTCAAGGACACCGCGGGCGTGAAGATTATCACGCCGCCGCCCTTGGTGCCCCTGATGGGGCTTGGTGCTATCGCACTCGGCGTTCTCGCCGACGAAACGATCTACGATAGTGACCTTCGCAACACGTTCCGCAAGCGCGTACTGAAGACGGCACTTGAGCAGATGGGAGAGACGTTTCCGGTGAAGCCCAAGCCCAAGCCCCCTGTAGCGTCCCCCGCCCCGCCCACTGCCCCGGTTGGGAGTAACGAATGATGACGTACGAACAACAGCTTGAACGGGTGCGGGCGATTGCTGCGGTCGATGATGAGACCTACATGCTGGACCGCGCCGCCCTCCGCGCCCTCCGCGCCGTCCTTGCCCGGCTCGCCCTCGCTGAGCGGGTGGCGAAGGCGGCGCTGGCGATTCGCAACGCCTCGAATGACAGAGAACATGGTGACGGCATTGTCGCCCGTAACTCCGCCCTGGTTGCCTACGAGCGGGCGGTGACGGAGGAACCAGCATGAACAAGAAAGCCACCACGACGTTTGACGCGTACGAGACGCCGAATCTGCCCCTCACGGAAACACTGAGGGACGTTCGCGCTGCGATCCGCGATTTTGCCCTGGGGAGGACTAAGGATCAGGTCGAGACGTGGACTCCACAGGGACTCATGCCGGGGCGGCGCGTCCGGGTGACGGTCACCATTGAGAGGATCGGAAACTGAGGTGCGCCCATGAGCGAAGAACAGACTATCGCGGGCCCCGAACTAGACGCTCGCGTGTGCAAAGCTGCGGGAATCCCTCCCGCCAGCGTGGAGTACGGCATTGAAACGGACGGAGACGAGCCAGGGACGAAGGACGTGAGCTGGTTCCCTGGTTACAGCCCGGAGTGCATGCGAGAGGTGTTGAAGTTTTGGCTCACCCACAATGGCGGGACGCCAAGCTCGAAGCTGGTGAGCCGCGAGCACTGGTTGCCGGTCAGCACCGATCCCGCCGCCGCGTTGTCAGCCCTGAACGCCGTTGCCGGCATGAAGCACCGAAGCTGGACGCTCTACACGCCGGACGGCACTGCGGCTGAGCCGCCGATGTACTGCGAGATTCGGTCTGGCAATCACAAGATAATAGCCGAGGGCTGGGCCGGCGTCATCACGCGCGAAGAGCCCGAGCCCACCCAGGAGGAAGAGGACTCCGAGTGGAACAACCGCGTTCCGCTGGCGATCTGCCGATCCATCTTGGCGTTGGCGGCTTCGGAGTATCCGGTGGTACCGCCTCGCAGAACCGCCAATGTGACGTCTAGCCCCGGCGCATAAGCCGCTTCAGCGCCGCGCTGGGCCGGCGAAGCACGAAGGTCAGGACCACTAGCAGCAGAGTTGAACCCATGAGCCTCCGCACCCAGCCCTACCTGACCACGACCGCCCGCCCGGAGGCGCCGCCGCAAGAGCTTCCGGACACGCCCGAGCGGCGGGCGATGGTGGCGGCGCACGAGCGGCGGAAGTGCTGGGCTGTGAGGACGTGCAGGCGTGAGTCCCTCACAGCAGCCCCTCCGTCTTGAGTGCCCGCTTGATTAAGTCCCGGATCGCCTGCGCATCGGTGCTCATCATCTCCCGCTGCTGGTAGACCTCGACGGCATCGGCCATGAGCATCGGCATCCGCAGGTACTTTGTAACCTCACCCGTTCCGTCGGCACGCTTTCGGGGCACCTGGCCAGTCCGCTTTTTCTTCGTGGTCATGCCATTATTATTGCCGTAACCCGTGTCATTGTCAAGCTTTTCTTGCCAAATCTGACGGTGAATAATTAGTGGTAAGATTATCTTGACAACGGCTCTGGATCGGGTACTATTACTCCATCAACCAAACGGTTGAGCCGAGCCGTCCGGGACGACGGAGAGGACAGACAGATGGGACTCCTAAAAGTCGAAACTCAGAACCGCAGCGAAAACCTGACCGTCGATTTCGACTCGCTCACAGCAAGCCGCAACGGTGCTCAGCCAGAAAACCTCGCGGGCTTCCCCGGGATGATTATTTTCTGCGACCGGATGACCGGCGCCGATGGAGAAGAGTTCCTGGTCCACTGGGGATTCACTGAAGACGAAAACGATTCGGCTGGAGACGACGCCGGAAACCTGCCGTGGGATGAAGAGCACATCGTCCGAGTAACAAACAACTAAGCCCGCCCGCCAGCGCAAGCCGGGGTCGCATCCGGCACGGGCCTTGTCCTGACACCCCCGACCCAGCCGGGTGAATCGCTGGGAGAGCCGACCCGAAAGGGCCGGGAGGATCAAGATGACGACGACGACCAGCACCGACAAGCCACAATCGGTCGTGATGTACTCCGTCTCGTACACCGGGGGGCTTGAGGTTGGCGGCACCAAGCTGTTTTTGTCGCGACCGGATGCCCAAGCGCATGCCGATAGGCTCTGGCGGCACAACAAGACTCGCAATCGGTCTCGGTCACAGCGAGCGGAGCGAATCGGGGCCGACTACGACGCAGTGCCACGCATTACCGACGTGCAGCCGTACAGCAAGCCCACGCTCGGCGAGGTCACTCTCACTCCGGACAGCCTCATGGCATTCTTCACTTTTGGCGACGATCTGACGCGGTCCTGGTGGCAGTGGTGGGTTGGCGCTACGATCAACGGCAAGCTAATCCAGCCGTCCGAGCCGACGAGCCGTCCCGCCACCGCCTGACCGGCCCTCCCCGCCACGCGCCGTTCGCCCTCGGGGCGGCGCGGGGCGGGCTCTGTTGCTGTAACACTTCACTGATCCCGTCAAGGACAAGTCATGACCATCACCGACAGCATCATCGCCGAGCTGGAGGACATCCGGGCCACCATCGCCGTGGTCATGCGTTGCGGTCGCTGGCCCGAGGACGGCAAGCACCTGGACACCCTGCGGGAGCAGGAGGCAGACGCGGTGCGGCGGCTGCGGGAGACGCACGCGGTGGCGCTTTCCGGGGGAGCGGCGGAGGTAACTGTCGGGTCGGGCTTGGACGGTTACGATGCCTGCGAGTAGGTTTCACCGGATCGTTGCGCGCCACATCGCAAGGGCGAACCAAAGCAGCGGACGCTGGAGGGCTTGAGGTAGGAGCGCAGCGATGCGGGTCGGGCTTGGCGCCACGCCGATGGATGCGGTGGAGCGGCTGCTGGGGGAGCGGAGGTAGGTACGCACCGATGCCCCTATGCCTCATCTTCAGGGTCTTGCCCTGTCTGCGATGAGGAATGAGTCTGCTGAGAACTTCAACCATCTACCCGAGCACAGGTCTTCAAGCTGTGGATGAGGACCGGGCGCAGTGGGACGCGACACCGGTTTTTCCCCAGGTAGTGCTGATAGGGCTTCAGACTCGCGTTAACCCCGGCTACGGCATCGGTGGTCATAACCTGCTCCACGTCGCGACCGCCACACGGCAGCCGGACGCTTCGGGGGGCGCTTTTCAGACGACCTCGCTCTTTGCTGTTCCTGGGTGAGAGCGTTTGGTAATGAGAACCCGAAATGGTGGGCGCAAAAAAACCGCCGTTCGTGAGAGAGTTCCCGGGTTTCGGGCTCACGAGGGCGGCGGCGATGTTTGCGAAATTATCGGGCACCGGGAACTCTGCCGGGATTGTAGCGTCTCCACTGCGAATAGTGCAATCAAATTCGCGCCATACCGCAGGTTGTGATAGAATCCCGGCACCATGCCAACCACCGCGACGAAGCGCCGGCGGAAAGACCGGCTCCGGGACGCCGCCCAAGCCGAGAACCGCCGGCTGAATCCGGGGGATGGAGGGATCCCCTCCGCGGTGGGTGAGCAGCCAGTCCGGATCCAGACCGCCAAGGTCAACCCCGAAGACCTCCCCGACGACATCCAATTCAGCTACGACCATGCCCACGCCGTCAGCGCCGGGGCGAAGATGGACAACCTTGTCCGCGTCCTGGCAGCCGCAAAAGGGATCCCCGCAGACGAGTACGACCGTCCCGCGACGCTGCTGGGCCTGTTCACCTACGCCATGCTCTGGTTCAGTGCCCAGGATCCTTCGATGATCGCCGGGGCCCCGGACTGGTTCCTTCCCCGGCCGGATCCGGACGACGACGACGTTCCGGATCCAGACCGATGGGCGTCCTACCCGCCCCGCGAAGTGCGAATGTCGGCACGCGAAGCCATGTCGGCGAGCCTGCGGCTGGTGAAGCCGCCCCGCGACAAGGACGGCGAGCGGATCCCCAAGCCGCCCGCCACACTTCCCGGTTGCCAGGGGCACGACGGTAAGTGCAATGAGCTAAGGCGTGTTGGGGAAAGGTTTTGCCCGCGTTGCCGCAAGGCAGAACTGCGGAGGATGCGCGAAAGTGTTACACCCTCTCACCTATAAGTGAGAGGCTCGCTTTTCCCTTGAACAACGAACGACAAGACAACCCACTGCACGGGCTCGACCCGAGCGAGGTGGAGGCGTGCGCTCTCCGTTACAGCGACGCCATGTCCTACCGCCGAATCGGGCAGCGCCTCGGTGTAAACCACATGAAGGCGAAGCGCCTAGTAAAGCGGGGAACGGCAAAGATCCTGGCCAACGGATACCCTGCCGCCTTCACCTCGCGGGTCGCGTGAGGATCCTGAATGACCCCCGGCGCCGCCGACCTGCTCGCCCTGCTCTCCCCCAACCCCGCCGCCTGCGCCGCCCTGGCCCACGACCTGCGCGTCTCCCGCCCCGCCCTGCGTGACTTGGCGTCGGAGCTGTTGCAGGCCGGCTACAACATCATGAGTTCCGGCAGGGGCACGGAGCTGCGACTGTCAAGGGAGGATTATCTGCGGGCGCGGAGGGAGCTGGAATCGCCAGCGGCGCCGCCTGCGGTGCCCAAGCCAGGTTACCAGCCGTCGTGTGGGTTTTGGAATCGCAAGCGGGATGGCGAGTCGTCAAGGAATGCTTGACAACTGGCGACGACCCCGTCGAAGGCTTCCGCCGGGACCGCCGATTTTCACGCTGAAAACGCCGTCGACCTGCGTTTCTGAGTCAAAAACCGCGTCGACGACTTCGGGTCGGGCCCGGGGATGCTTGCTTCCGCGGCGGTAGCTCATTGGTAGAGCGCCCTGGAAACTCGCCCCGCATGGCGGGGAGGTGAGAGCTTGGGAAGGTAACCGGTTCGATCCCGGAACGCCGCATGAGAATTCCAATCATCCTCATCTGGGCAGCCTTGGTCGTGCCGCTCACGGTTGTCATGTACCACTTTTGGACGTTCGTCCTGGACAGGCTTGGGGATTGGATCGTTCGACGGTGGTTTCAGCCATGACCGCGAACCTCAACGGCATCATCGGCCTGCTCCGCTCGCGAAAAGCGATGGCGGCGACCCTCGGCACCATCATGGCGCTGATGCCGATTCTCTTTGCCGATCCGAATCAGGACCGCGAACAGAAGCGGAAAATGTGGGAAAACTTCGCGATGACCGTCGGGGGGCTCTGGGGGGCGGTGATCGTACTCAATGGCGCCGAGGATGCCATGCAAAAGTATGCCGAGGGCAAGCGGTCGCAGCCCTCCGCACCCCAGGCGGCATCCGTGACCGTGCAGACCGGCGCCTCCCCCACGAACGTCCAGCAGGCGTCCAACACCCAGCAGGCGGCGCCGCCCCCGGCGCCCGACCCGGCGCCGCTCCCCTACCCGGAAGAGTTCGCTAGCTGGGTTGCGGCACTGAGAAACGTGAAGCCGGGGCCGCTGTCGTCAGCCGTTGCCCCTGCCGCGAACGCTGCCGCGTCCCCGCCGCGCACCGCCATTCGGACTGCCCCGGCAGCGGCGAAGCCCGCAGCGGCCCAGCCAGCGGCGGCGGCGCCAGCCTGGAAGCCGACGATACGGCATCCCGGATCGCACGCGTAAATCGAAAGGCCCAACCCATGACACTCCGCCGATACGATTCCGCCCGTGCCTGCATCCGCCGCAACTCCGTCGAGCGGGCGGCGCTGGCGCTCTGGGTGGTCATCTTCGCTGCCTTGGCGGCGGCACTGTTGGCGGGGTGCGCCGGCCAAGCCGCCCGTGACGAAGTGCTGGGCCCACAGCTTCAAGGCATCGCGCCGCGCGTCTTGGACGACGCCGCCAAGGCTCCGGGCGTGGACCGCGCCATCCTGGAGCGCTTCGCCACCAACGTCCGCGCCGCCAATTGGCCGCTCGCCCTGGAGGACTGGCCCGTCGTCGAGCAGTACGCCGAACTTGGCATCTCCACCCAGCTCGACCGCAAGGAGATCGGCCCGAACGGCGCCGTCACGCTCCGCGAGCGGGTGCGGCAGTTCGGGGTCAAGCTGCGGAAACAGGTGGGGGTGCCGGCGACGCCATGACAATGCTTGCAAACTTCCAATGGTACCGGCGGCTGCGGGGCGGGCGGTGGGCACGGGTCTGCGGGTGGTTCTGGGGCAAGCGCTGGGTGTGGGTGCCGCATGAGTGCGTCGAGCGAGTCGATGAAGATTGGACGAAATGAAGTAACTGGAACACTGCCATGAACGAAAACGACCTCGGCAAAGAACTCGCCGTCCTGTTTGGTGCCGCCGCCAAGGACTTCGGCAGGGAACTCGTCGTCGCCGGCAAGGCGCTGGCCGACTACACCGCCAAGCAGCTCCGCCAGCTCGCCCTGGCACGGGGCGAGCCCGGGTTCGAGCGCATCGCCCAAGCTGCCAAGGACAACATCATCCTGGAGGCGGCGGGGCACGCCGTCGATCGCGCCGACAGTTTCGACCAGCGGCTGGCGGGCATCGTGGACGCGGCGATCTCCATCGGGCTGCGCGTGCTGGGGGTGTGATGATGCGACGCTACGACCTGACGCTCATGCACGTCGAGTGGCATTACAATGGGCACGAATTCTCCGGTTTTCCCGGACCCGAACCCATCTGCTTCTGGCGCGCCGGCAATGAGAAGCCGCCAGAGTCAACCCGCACCCCGCAGCCCGTGCGGCGAGTCAGCATCTACGTTTTGCCGTTGCCCTGACGTGTGCCCGACAAACGACCCCATTTGCGCGGCACCATCGACCACGCCGACCAGAAGCTGGCCGGCAGCATCATCCGCGAGGCCGTCGCCCTGCGCATTGCCATCTTCGGCGACGCCGTGGACACGCTGGAAATCGGCGGGCTGGTGAGGCTGGCGGACAAGATCGACCCCAAGCATAAAGGAATCGTCGTGAACGAATTTTCACGGGCCATCAAGTGGGTACGCGACAAGCTCGCCGCCGCGGAGCAGGAAGCGCTCCTGGCACAGACCGGCGGCGAGATGCAGAAGGAAGAGGCCGAGCGCTGGCGTGCCGAGGCCGAGCGCCAGACCGCCGAGGTGGGGCGGATGCAGGTCCGGCTCGACATCGCCGCCGCTGAAATCGCCGCCATGAAGGACACCGCCCCTGTCGTCGAAGATGCCGACGACGCGGCGCAGCGGGACGCCCTGCTGTCCGAGTACCGGCTGAACACCGCCGGCGACCAGCCCGAGGTGGAGGTGCCGCCGCTGCCCGACCCCGAGGGGCCGCCGCCGTCGCCGGTCGTGGAGGGCGAGGCGTGAAAAGCCTGGTGATTATTGGGGTGACCGCTGTCGGCACGGCGCTGGCGGCGGTGGACGGGAACGTGGTGATTGCCGTGGTAGTGCCGGCGATTGGGCTGGTGGGCATTTGGCTCAATCAGCGATTCGAGTTCAAAAAGCTCCAGTTGGCTGCTGACAAGGTTCAGGCAGAGCTAAAGCTGGCCACACTCAAGATGGAGCAGGACAATTTGGCAGCCGCTACGAAGCTGGCCAAAGGGGTGAAGTGTGTGGATGAAAAGGTGGAAGGCGTAGTTAAGGTCACCACTGCGACTCACACGCTTGCCAACCACGACAGGGGTGTGCTTCTGCGTGAAGTGGCGGACGCTAAGCGGAGGGTTTCGGACTTAACGCCTGATGACATGGAAACTTCTGCTGCCGCTATCGAAGCTGAGCGAGCAGCTCTGTCCCACGCCGCCGCGCAGCTCATTGTCGATGTCCAGCCCGGCACCGACGCGGAGAAGAAGGGGAAGGCTGATGTCCCGCCCGGCACCGACGCGGAGAAGAAGGGCAAGGCGTGATTCTCAAGCTCGCACAACTCGCCGCCGCGCTGTTCGTGGCGCGAAAGCTCACCAAACTTGAAAGGGTAGTTATGGCAATCTCTGCCGCCACACAGGCACTCATTGACCGAATCAAGACAACCACCGACCGATGGGTGGTTACGCTCCGCGAAGCCCGGGAAACCATCGCTACCCTGCGGGCGCAGGTGGCCGCTGGTGGCTTGCCCGCCACCGAGGAAGGTAAGAGCGCCGCCGACGAGGCGGCAGACGACGCGGCCCTGGACGCCGTCATCAGCGAAGCCGAAGCCGCCGGGACTGACCCGCAGAACCCGCTGCCCGACCCGGTGACTCCGCCGGTGTAAACGATTCCTCCTCCTTCCCCGAGGGTTGGCGGCGCTCACCCGCCGCCAGCCTTTTGAACATGCCCCACCCCGTGGAATTGCTCCTGGCCCCCGCCCGCGCCGCCTATCCACTGGCGAGCGCATCGCTGGGCGTGTACGTGGCAGTGGTTGAGCGGTTCTACCCAGACGCGCCGCCCCCCCCCGGCGTGCCGTCCGTGACGCTTGTGGTCAGCGAAGTAGGCACCGGCAAGACGCTCCGGAACGTGGTGGATGGTGACACGCTCAAGCCCGGCGAAACCGTCGTCGGCATCAGCGATGCGCCGGCAGTGAGGTTTTGGCTCAACCGGGTAGGCGCGCCGCTCGTCGAACCATCGGCGATTGACCGGGTGGAGACGGTGCGCCCCCTGACGCTCAGCACTGACGATAATGGGCGCCCCAAGCCGTTACTCGTGCCCGCCGGCAGCTACCAGTTGAGCGCCCGTGGGTTCGCGTCGGCGGCCCTGGCCAAGATCGGATTGGACGGCGGCGAGTTCGTGGTGGCGCGGGTGACCATCGCCCCCGTCATCGGCACGCCCGACCCGGAGCCGCCGCCGACGGGAGAACTGCCGCCGCTGCCCGCCGGGGCGAAGCGGCACCAGGTCCGCAAGGGCGAACAGCCGCCCGCGACGCTCGGCACGGGCGATCAACTGTTGCTGGAGCGCGGCGGGTCGTGGCGCCGGCAGTTCAACGTGGCGGTCAGCGGCATCGTCATCGGTGCATGGGGCACCGGGGCGCCGCCGAAGATTTCGCCTGAGTCGAGCCACGGCATCCACTTCACCAAGCCGTGCAGTGACGTGCTGGTGCAGGACGTGCATATCGTCCGCGAGGGCGGCACGTCAGGTAACGCTGCGATCTACTTGAGCGCCGCCGTCAAGAACCTGACCGTGCGGCGGGTGCTGCTCCGTGGCTTCTCCAACGGCGTGACGTACGCCCACAAGCCCATCGGCGGGCTGAGCGAGCATCACCGGTGGTCCGATGGAGTGTCGGCCGACAACATCGGAAGCGGGTACCTTGGGCAGGGAGTCTACGGCGCATTCGCCCGCGACGTGACGTGGGAACGGTGGGCGTTCGTGGGCAACGGGTGGGAGTCAGACAAGACAAATGCAAAACGCTCCATGTTCGAGCACGCGGCATACGCGAACGGGTCTTTGATGCGCGACAAGGCGAACGGGCCGATCTACGACACCGGCGCCCGTGACTGGAAATTCCTCGCCTGCCTTGCGATCCGCAATGGGTTCATGGGTTTTCAGGTTCGGCCTGACGGTGGCGCGGTTCGCGGTTGCTGCATGATCGACCAGCCCATCGGGGCGCTGCTCAATGGTCCGGAACATACGGCGTTCGTGGGCAACGCGGTCATCTCTGGTGGCGCCGCGGCTGGCTACGGCGGAGAAAAGCACGGCACGGGCGGGCTGGACTTCCATTCACAGGGAGTCATTGCCGGTAACGTGTTCGCCCTGCCACCCGGCGCGTCTAAAGGTGTTGACGTGCCGCACCCGTGCTTGAACATCGGGCCGCGGTCAAAAGATCCGAACCAAGGCTGGCCGTGGGAAGGCGACGTGTCGGCGGAAGGTGCCGACAACCACGCTTTTGGCTGGGCTGACGCGCAGGTAATTCGCAAGGGCAACCGCACGAACATCGACAAGCTCAACGTGCAACGCCATGCCGCCTGCCCGGCTCTGGACGGTTCGTGGGTCAAGACTCTTGTAGATCGTCTGCGTGCCGGCGACGTCGCGGCGGCGGACGCGGCGCCTCACGTCAAGCGGGTGCGGGAGTGGGTGGGGCTGAACTAATGCCACAGATGACAAAAGAGGTCGCGGCACTGCACCGTTTTCGTGACGAGCTGCAGACGGTCATTCGCGAAGCGCTCGATGAGTGTTTCACCACCGTCGAAGGCGGCGGCAAGGTGTGGATTACTGGGCTCGGGATAGTGACCCCGGATAATCCCGAAACCGCCGCACTGGGCGATCTGGCGTACTTCGCCACAGGTGCCGTGGCGGCCACCGTCAAGCGTCGCGTGTCGGAGTGGCTGCGAGGCGTGAAATCATGACTGTGCTGGTGGCGGGGCTGGCGTGACCGCCGGCCTGGCGGGCGAAGGTGGCGGCGTGGGCGGGGGCGAACTAAGTAAGTAGATGGCTCACGTAACCGACCCATTCACCGGCACAAGCGGCGACGCGCTCAACGTCTACAACGCCAATTGGGTGCGGCACGGTTCGTACACCGCCGCGACCCTGATTATCGACTCCACGAATGGCCGCTGCCGCAACAGCAATACCGCTGGGCAGAACCGGCTCTACTACCGAAGCGAAGATCCCGGCGCCGACATCTACGAAGTGCAGGTTCAGGATGTGCTGGTTGGCGCCGAAGACGGGTCTATCGGTGGTCCTGCGATTCGAGTTTCAACATCAGCCAATACCTATTACTCCGCCATATTGGGGACTGCGGCGGCGGGAACGACAAATTTCACGCTTCGCAAGAAGGTCGCCGGCGCGGAGACGACCCTCGGCACGGTCACGCACACGTTCGCCACCGGCGTTACCTACACGATCACGATTGGGGTCAACGGGACGAACATCTATGCCCGTGTCCAGCGGTCCAGTAACAGCCAGTGGCTGAAATCGGATGGCACCTGGCAGGCGGGACAGATCAATTGTCTGAGCGTGACCGATAGCGCGATCTCGGCCCGCGGCAAGATGGGCCTATTCACGTACGGGCACGTCGCCAGTGACACCACTGGCCCGCATTTCGATAACTTCGACGGCGGCGTGGACGTGGCCCTGGCGCCGGGCGTCGGGAGCGTCGCCGCACGAACGCACAACAGCCTCGCGGTGACTTTCGTTGCGGCGAGCGGCGGGACCAACCCGTACACGTACACGAATCACCGGCTCGCCTCGATCAACGACACGCCCAACGCGGGCAACAAGATCGCCGGCACCGACAACCTGCTGTCGTTCACCGACACCGGGCTGACCGCTGACACCCGGTACGTCTACAAGCAGATCGTCACCGACAGCGTGGCCGCGACGGCGGCCAGCGACTACCTGCTCCAGGCCACCGGCCGCACCACCCGCCCCGTGGCGCTGGTGGTGCCCATCATTTACCAGTCGGGCGACTCGATCACCAGCGGTGGCTCCCCGCAGTCGGTGACGACGATGGGGACGACGCTGGAGGGGCTGCTCAACACGACCGGCATCGCCGCCGGGGCCAGCGGGGTAGCGGGCGGCGGGATTGGGGCGTTCGTTAACGCCGACCTCACGCCGACCGCGACGCTGATCGCCCACAAGGACGCGATGGTCGCCGCGGGCAGCACCGACTGGCAGGCCCGTATCGGGATTAACGATGCCGGCACGGTCGCTGCGGGCACGTTCAAGGACAAGCTCCAGGCGGCGGTCGATTACGTAACGGCCAACGTCCCGACGGTCGCGCGGATCTGGTTGCTGTATCAGACCTTCGCCTGGGACTACTTCGCGGCGCGGGTCATCGCCCCCGCCGACCGGTATGCCGCCCTGCGGCTCTACCAGCAGGCGCAGCGGGAAATCGCCGCTGCCTCGGACAACCCCGCCGGCGTTCGCGTCTATGCCGGCAACCCGTGGGTGTACGACCTGTTCGCGGACATGCCTTCGTTGACCACAGACGGAATCCATCCGACGCAGGCGGGATACAACATGATCGGGCAGCTCGACGCCTATCACTGGTTCGCGACGGTGACCGAGGGGCTGGGGTCGGGAGGCGGCGGCGGCGGTGGTGGCGTTGGTGCGAACCTATCTGGTGGCCTGCTTCAATAGCCGATGCGCGACGTAATCGCAGGACAAACCGACTACACCGTATTCGTCAAGGTCAACTTGACCACGGGCGCGCCGGCGACGGGCTTGGCCCATACTGACATCGACATTGCTTATTCGCGGGTCGAGACAGATAACGATGTGACCGTCTCGGATGTCGCGCCGGCTTCGCTGTCTGCTCTTACTGACGCACATAGCGATTGGGGCTTTAAGGAAATACACAGCACCGACGCGCCGGGCCTGTACCGGCTGGACATCGCCGACGCGGTGTTTGCCGCCGGGGCATGGGAGGCGGTCGTCACCATCACGGACGCCAGCGGGACGGACTTCTACGCGGTGGACATCGGGTTCAGGCTGGTGGATGCACCTTTGACCAACGCGACCATCGCCGACGCGATCTGGGACGAACTCCTCGCCGGCCACGCCATCGCGGACTCCGCGGGGAAGGCGTTGGGGGATGCGGGGGTAACGCTGGCGATCATCCAGTCGCAGACGAGCCTCATCACGGCTGGCGGTGTCCAGGCGGTTATCGGCGGGTACAGCAACGGCCATATCGCCTTGAAGCAGGGCGACGCATACAACAGCACCACCGGGCAGGTGCTGAGCATTCCGAAGCCGACCGGTGCTGTGTGGCCCGCCGACCTGACGTTGTGGACCGTCACGCTCAAAGCCAACGCCGTCAGCAGCATGTTGGCGAGCATCTCGGGTACGCGGTTCTTCACCAACGTCCTGAGTGTGGTGGCCCCCGCCGGCGCCCAGACGCTTCAGGTTACGAACCTGTCGGCGACGACTACCGCGGCCCTGGCACCTGGCAGCCCCAACATGTGGGTGTTTGAGATCGAGGCGGTGCTGACCGCGGACGCGACGCAAAAGAATACGCTCATGAAAGGGACGATGAGCATCATCCCGAATATCACGGGGACGGCGTAAGATACGGCCATGAACCCACAAACCATTCAGATCAAGACTGACCGCTTTGGCCGCCCGGTGTTGCTTGTCATTAATGGGCAGAGCGTCCACGCTCACGACATTAAGGTTGTGTTCAATCGTCACGACCTGCCCGTGGTTAGCTTCACGATGGTCGCGGATAGGTTGGAGGTGACACAGGAGAGCGAATCGCCGACCCGCGCTGGCCCTATGGCGTTCAAAGCCGAAACGACTGTGGGGACACATGGCGAGTTGCAGGGGTGGGCCAAGGACTTGACCAAGCTGGGGTCACCAGAAGCGATGCGGCAGATGGACGTGGCGACCCAAGCAATCAATTGCCTTGTTGGCCGGCTTCCCAAGCTTGGCGACCCACACCCCGAACCAGCAATACCCGCCGCGGCGCCGGCCGCGAAGCCGACCAAAGGGTGGGAGTTCCTAGGGAGCCCGTGATGCTGCTACTCATCATCCTCATCATCCTGGTCCTTGCCCTCGGCGGAGGCGGTGGCATCGCGTGGCCCGACCGCCGCAATGCCCTGTGGCTGGTGTGCCTCGTGCTGTTGGTCCTACTGCTCACGGGCTACTTCGGGTACGGGCGGCACTGGTGAAGTACAAGCACTTATGACAATCGCAATAAAAGGTACTTTTAACGGGGCCGGGGGCTAACGCGGGTCTACGGCGGGCTGAAAACTTTCGCCCATATTATGGCGATTGTTCGATTTGATTGCTTGGGAACGTTGTGGCCAATCCCGATAAAGGATGGTTTTCGCTCGATTTGATGGCTCAAGCTTTTGGCGTAACGCCTCAAGGGTTTGCCGCCACGGTTCGGCCTCTTCTGCCGAGTGATGCAATTCGCGGTGCCGGCAAGCTGGGCGTCAAGGTTAAGTGCCGCGCGGCCATCGACGCATGGGTGGCCCACAAGCTCGGGCAGGCTTCCCCCACCCCGGATGACCCGCTGATGGCCGGCGGCACCTCCCCGGCTCTTGAGCGCTACCGCCTGGGGCGGGCGACGATGGTTGAGATGGACATCGCCGAGCGGGAGCGGGGTTTGGTGAAGGGCGAGGCGATCCGGGCGGCGGTTCTGGCGGGAGTAGGTGCCATGCGGGCGGCCGGGGATCGGCTGTCGCTGCTGGCGGGGAACGAAGCCGCGGACATTTACAACGAGGGCGTGGCGGAGTTTGAGGCCGCGGCCCTTCGTGCGTTGGAAGAGACGCTTGGCGAAGTCAGAAACGGTACTGATTCAGGGCTTGGCGGCGGCACTGAAGACGTCGCGGCTCCGCACGTTCGAGCAGTTCGCGGAAGACGAGATCATTCTGCCGACGGGGCGGTTCGCGGGCCGAAGGTTCCGGGGCGATCGCCATCCCGCCGGTCGGCTGTGGCTTAGGGAGCTTTACAGTGGTCGGTGGCGCCGGGCGTTCCTGACCGCGAACAACCAGGACGGCAAGAGCCTTTACGGGTTCGTCATCCCGACGTTGTATTTCCTGTTCGAGCGGAAAGAGACGGTTATCCTAGGTGTCCCCAATCTCGACTTGGTGCGGGACAAGTGGCAGCTCGACCTGAAACCGATCATCGACTCCAGCCGGTACAAGAGCTTGATGCCGTCGTACGGGGGCGGGAGCAAGGAAGGCGAGTCGATTTTGTACCGCTTTCGGAACGGGGCGGCACTGAGGTTCATGACCGCCGGCGGCGGGGACCAGGCCCGGTCATCGTTCACCAGCAAGAATCTCCTGGTGACTGAGGCGGATGGGTTCGACAAGGTCGGCGCGAAGTCGCGGGAGGGCGACAAGTTTTCTCAGCTCGAACGGCGCCTGTTGGCGTTCGCTGGTGGTGAAGAACAACTGATCGCCGAGTGTACGCCGACGACTGAGACGGGCCGGACGTGGAGCGAGTACCAGCAGGGCACGCAAAGCCGGCTCGCCCTGCCGTGCCCGCACTGCAAGGCATACGTCACGCCCGAACGCGAGCACCTCTCAGGGTGGCAGGACGCGGCGACCAGCACGGAGGCGGCAGAGAAGGCCGCGATAGCCTGCCCCGCTTGCGGGGGGCTCTGGACGAATCAGCAACGCATCGACGCCAACTACGCCGCGGTGGTGGTTCACCGGGGCCAGACGGTGAACGCTGATGGAACGGTGAGCGGCCCGCTGCCGGGAACCGACACGCTGGGCTATCGGTGGACGGCGGTGAACACGGTTATCAATCCGCGGCGGCTGGCGGTGGTCGCCGCGGAGGAATGGAAGGCGCAGCGGGCGGCGGATGAGGACGCGGCGGAGACGGAACTACGGCAGCGGCATTGGGTGTTGCCCACGAAGCCGGCTGCGTCAGACGTGTTCGCGCTTGACCCCGGCGTGATTGCCAGCCGGGCACCGGAAGCGTGGCCCCGCGGCATCTGCCCGCCCGGCACGATAGCCGTTACGGTGGGTTGCGACGTCGGCAAGCGCCTGTGCCACTGGGCCGCGGTAGCGTGGCTGCCGGGGGCGACGCCGCACGTCATCGACTACTCGGTGGCCGAGGTCCCCAGCGACCACATGGGGATTGAGGAGGCGGTGCTCGTCGCCCTGCGGGAGTGGCGGGACAAGATCAAAGAGGGCTGGCCGCTGGGTGGCGTGAAGAAAGTTCCCGCCCTGGTGTTCATTGACGCGGGCTGGCAGGAGCAGGCGGTGTATCGCTTTGCCGACGAGTCAGGCGCCGAGTACTTCGCTTCACGCGGATTCGGTGCCGGGCAGCGCCACGACGGGCAGTACAAGCGGCAGACCGGATCGAAGGTCGTGGGCGTAGGCGACCACTACAACCTAGTGAAGCTGGCGGATGGGCACCGGTACGTTGAGGTTAACGCGGACCATTGGAAGGGCTGGTTGCACGCCCGGCTGCTGGCGCCGCTTGGCAAGCCGGGCGGGCTGACTGTTTTCGCCGCACAGAAGCCGGGTCAGCACCAGTCATACGCCAAGCACCTCACGGCGGAGAAGCAGGTGGAAGAGTTCCGGGCGGGGGACGGGATGATTTCGACGTGGTTGCAGATCCGAGACGCGAACCACTGGCTTGACGCGACAGCGTTGGCGTGTGTCGCGGGGCACGCGGCTGGTATGCGGCTCATTGAGGCACCGCCGCCCCCCCCGGCGCCGGAGCCGTCGCTTGTACCCGCGGAGGAAGCGTGGGGCGGGCGTCGCTCGGAGTCGTCAAGTTGGGCTGATGGGTGGCGGGGAAGGCACTGATTATGGCAATCGACACCGGCGTACAAGTTTTCACCGACGCGGAGCTACTGAAGCTCACGCGCAAGGCCATTGCCGACATCCTTGCCGGCGGGCAGGCGTACGGCATTGGCGGGCGAAGCCTCACGCGCGCGGACCTGAAGGCGCTTTGGGAGACGGTGGCGATTCTGGAAGACAAGGTTGCGGACGCGAGCCTGGACAACGGTGACACCGTGCTCGGCTCATTCGGAGGACCGGTCTAACCCGTGGCCCGTTCGCCCAAACAAAAAACCGAGTCCGGCTCTAGTCGCTATCTCCAGCCCGGAGAGACGCCCGCCGAGCTGCGCCTACGCAACTTCGTTGCCCGCGAGCAGCTCAAGATGCTCAAAGAGGTTGTCGCCACACCGGGAACCCGGCGAGCGACCTACCGCGGAGCGGCACCGACGCGGGTTGATACGGGATGGGCGACCACGACGGCGAGCGTCCGCACCCGCGAGCGGCTGTTGCGTGAGGATTTCCGGTCGATGCGGGACCGGGCGCGAAGCCTGGAGAAAAACAACGTGCTTGCCGGTGCCGCTTTGGACCGGGCAACGGAAAACGTCATCGGCTCGGGCATCCGGGCCCGACCGATCAGCTCCAGTCCCGAGTTCAACGAGCAGGTGGCGGCACGGTGGAAGCTCTGGACGGAAGGAAAGACCGCTGACATCCGCCACGCTCATACGTTCGGGGCGATTCAGCGGCTGTTCTACCGGGGCAAGCTTCGCGACGGCGACGCGGGTCTTTTGCTCACACAGGAGCGTCTACGTGACGGCATCTGGCACCCGCGGCTCCAGGTGATTGAGAGCGAGTTCCTCGATACGCCCATGCGGCGTACCGGCGACGACAGGATCATCGACGGCGTTGAATTGAACGCGAGCAATCAGGCCACCGGGTACTGGCTAAAGATCGAGGACGAGCGGGGGCACGACGTCGCCGAGGGGCAGTATGTGCGTGCGAAGGATTTCATCTACCTCACTCGGACGGAGCTATACAACGGCATCCGCGGCGTGTCGGCGTTCAATGGCGCCTGGACGCTGTTCGACCAGATCGTGGGGTATCTGGAGGCAACCGTCATGGCCGCGCGGGCGGGCGCCTGCCACGCCCTCTTGGTGACGAAGAAGAATCCGCAGAACGCGATGGACAATTTGAGGAACGCGGCTACGACGAGCAGCGCCACCGGCATCCAGCAGGCGACGACAACCATCGAGCCCATGACGATTCGATACCTTGCGGAAGGTGAATCGGTCACCGGGTTCTCGCCGACGCAGCCGGGCCAGAACTTCCCCCAAGCGATTACGGCACTGTCGCGATTCATCGGCTTGCGGTTCGGACTGACAATCCAGCAATTGCTGCTGGACTTTGAACACGTCAGCTACAGCAGTGCGCGGGCGGCCCGGAACCAGTCCGATGTGACCGCGGTGCTCGAACAAGACGATTTTGCCGCCACGTTCTTCCGCATTTATGCATGGGTTGTCAGTAAGTGGTGCCGGGCGGGGCTCATCACCGCACCGAAGCCGCCGGACTGGTACGCGTTCGAGTGGATACCGAATCACAAGGCGCTGATCGACCCGACCAAGGAGATTACCGCGGCGGCGCAGGCGATCGCCCTGTGCGTGGATAGCCGGCGGAACTTCGCCGCCGCCAACGGGTATGACTTCGCAACGCTGGTGAAGGACAACGCCGAGGACGTGCAGATGTTGACCGCCGCCGGGCTGGCGACTGATCCGAGCGGAATGAACCCGCCGCCCGACCCGGCTGCACCAGACGAGAACACTGCTCCCAATGCAAAAGCCGCTGCGTAAATCTTGCCGCCCCCAATCCCTCGTCGGCGCCTGGGCCATCGAGCCCATGCACTTCCGCCGGATGTACGAGATGGCGATGCGCGTGGACCTCGCCGAGCTGGCGCGGGCGCGGGCCGAAGGCGGTGGCGAGTACGAAGCCGACGCGGGCGAACCGCTGTACACCATGCTCGATGGCGGCGTGGCCCTCATCACGATTAGCGGCCCGCTCACGAAGTACGTCACCAGCTTCGACGCCATGTTCGGCGGCACGTCTACCGTGCTGGCCCGGCGTGCGGTGCGGCAGGCCCGTGACGATGACAACGTGAAGGCGATGCTCCTGCACGTCGAGAGCCCCGGCGGTACGGTCGAGGGGACGTTCGACCTCGCCGATGAGATTTACGCCTTCCGCACGGTTAAGCCGGTCGTCGCGTGGTGCCCGGACATCTGTTGTTCTGGCGGCTACCTGCTCGCCTGTCAGGCCGATAGCGTTTTTCTCAACGCTACCGGCGTGATGGGCAACATTGGGGCGTACTGCGTCTTGCAAGACACGACGGGGCTCCAGGAAAAAGAAGGCTACAAGCTAACCCTCGTGGCGACGGCTCCGTTCAAGGGCCTCGGCGCCGACGGGAAAGTAACCGACGTGCTGATTGAAGAAGAGCGACGGCAGCTCATGACGTTCCACGAGCTGTTCGTCGCCGCTGTTGTCCGCGGCCGGGGGATGGACCCGGGCGTTGCCGCGGCGCTCGCTGATGGGCGAGCCCACATTGGCCGGCAGGCGGTGGACCTCGATTTAGCTGATGGTGTCGGCACCGTCGAAACCGCCCTGGCTCGACTTGATGCGTACTTGAACACCACCGAACCCGCCGGCCCAGCGTAGGGCCGCGGCGCATTTCCATTTCTCATTTTGGAGACTGACATGGCAGACACTGCCACCGCTCCCCCGGCGCCGCGGCGCAATCTCACCGCGACCCCGAAGGCCCCGCCCAAGGTCGCCGACCCGCCGGCGGAAGCACCCGCGTCCGATGCGCCCCCCGAAGGCGCCGGCACCGCGACTACTGAGTTCCGCGTCGGATTTCACGACGGCTACTTCGCCACCAAGGACAAGAAGCTTGTCCCGCCGCCCGATGGCGTGGACTCCAAAGACCCGGAGTACACCACGGGATACGAGCAGGGCATCGCTGCCGCTCAAGGCGCTACGACCGAAGCCCCCGCCGAGCCGGCCCCGTCCGACCAGCCCCCGGCGGCCGGTGCGACCACGCCGCCCGCGAAGGTGCGTGCGGACGCCAACGCCCTGCTGTCACTGACCGGCGGCGACAAGGCGGTGGCGATGGACTACCTGACTGCAAACCTGTCGATGGAGGACGCCAAGGACAAGTATCTGGCCCACGTCCGCGGTGTGGCGAAGGCGGAGAAGGCCCGGGCCGACCGCCTGGAACTGGAACTGGCGCAGGAGACGCAGAGCCCGAACCCCGTGCGTACAGCCGCGTCGGCGAGCAAGCCGCAGGCGGAAGCCCCGGACTTCGCGAGCATGACCGACCACACGGCGCGAGCGAAGGCGGAATGGGCGGCCGACCATGACGGCTGCAAGACCGCCTTCATCGACGAGAAGACGTACGTTGGCTATCGCACCGCCGACCTCGCGGGGCAGGTCAAGTCGTTCGCGACGACGCGCCGGTAACGGCCGGAGGTTTACATAATCAGCTATTTTGTAAACCTCCGCTAAACGGCTTCCCCGCCCGTCCCCTTTTTCACCCCTCACACAAGGACATTCCAATGACGACCCTTGCAGTCGATACCCCCCGGATCTTCGAGACCGGGCACGATGAGAAGCTGAACGAAATCCCGATGATCGACAACGACATCATCTACGACGGCGCCGCCGTCGGAGACAACGCTTCCGGGCTCGCCCGCCCGCTCGCCGCCGCCGACCCGTTCCTCGGCTTCGCCACCGAGAACGCTGACAACACCGGCACCGGGCACGCCGCCTCGGCCATCAAGGTCAAGGTCAAGAGCACCGGCGTGGCGAAGCTCGCCGTCGTCGGTGCCACCAGCGCCGCGGACGTTTCCGAGATTGTGTACGCGAGCGATGACAACGTTTTCACCCTCACCGCCACCGGAAACACCGCGATCGGCCGCGTGCTCCGCTGGGTCACCGGCACAACGTGCATGGTCTACTTCCAGGCCAAGTTCCTTCAGGACCAGGCCTGATGATCCGCGGGGATAGGGTCGGCCTAGCTAGCCGGCCCGAAGAGGCGCACCGCAGGGCGCCCTTCCCCCACTTTTTACCTGCGATTCTCACCCCTTTGCGGAGGGTGCTTCCTCAAACCAGAAACACGAGGACACCCCAATGGCAGTCACCGGATTCGATGATCGCAACGTGATCGGGCTCTTCAAGACTCAGAACGAAGAGCGTTTCGAGGGTAGCTGGGCCAACATGCTCAGCTACTACAACCCCAATAGCGACCGGGCCGTGGAGTCGTACGGCCTGTTCGGCGGATACCCCAAGCTCCGCGAGTGGATCGGCGCCCGTCAGGCGAACGTGGTCGCAAAGGCCACGTACGACATCCGCAACCGGCCGTACGAAAGCACGCTGGTCATTCCCCAGACCATGCTGAACCGCGACAAGTCGGGGATGCTGGCCACCTACATCGGCGGCTACGTCGATGGCACGATCGTCAACCAGTGGGAAGACCTGCTGATTGACCTCATCAACGCCAACGGTAACGGCTACGACGCGGCGGCGTTCTTCAGCGCTACGCACTCTTTTGGCGAGAGCGGAACGCAGTTGAACCTGGTGACTTCATCGGCGGTCCCCGCCTTGGACGTGACCACGGCGACGGCGCCGACGCCTACCGAGATGGCGGCGGTCATCCTGGGCCTCACCGCCTACATGATGACGTTCAAGGACGACAAGCAGCGTTACATCAACGGCAACTCCCGGCACTTCGTCGTCGTGGTCGCAACGGTCCCGCTGTTCCAGGCGGCCGTGCAGGCGGTCAGCGCCAACCTGCTGTCGGGCACGCTGATTGACAACCCGCTGAACGGGATGAAATCCGCCGGCTTCACCTACGAGGTCAAGATGATCCCGGGCCTGACCAGCGCCACCGACAAGGTGTTTCTCTTCCGAACGGATGGCCCGCTGAAGCCGTTCATCCTCCAGGAAGAGCAGGGCATCGAGTACGAGTACCTCGGCATCGGCTCCGAGTTCTACTTCGAGAATCACGCCGTGAAACTCGGTGTGAACACTTCTCGCGGTGCCGGTTACGGCTGGTGGCCCGCGGCTATCCGCGGCACCCTGTCGTAAAGCGGCGGGCCTGTAATTATTTCAGTGCAATTGATTACAGGCGCGACGATTTCACCTCCAACCGAGAGGACCACCATGCCCACCGCAGTAGACCTGCGGGCTGCTTACCAGCAGCTCGCCGACAAGGCGGCGGAGTTTGACCGCCAGACGACGCTTATGCTGCGCCAGCGTGAGCAGGAACAGAAGGAGTGGCTTGCCGCGCGCAAGGCGGAGAAGGCCGAGCTGATGAAAGAGAAGCTCGATTCCTCCATCGCCATGAACGACGCGGAGACCGAAGAGGCGGAAGCTGCCAAAGCCGCGAAGGCGGCAGAGGAGGCGAAGCCACCGCCGGCGCCCGAGCCGACCCCCAAGGAAAAGGCGAAGCCGGCGCACCCGCCCCGTGTGGCCGAGGCGTTCGGTCAGCGGCACCCGAAGACCGGCCCGGTTCCCGCCAAATCGGAGCGGGCGTTCGAGGACAAGGACGCGAAGTGAGCGTTACGGCAATCGTCGTCGCGCGTGCCGGGAGCGTCCGCCTGCCCGGCAAGGCTCTGCTGCCTTTCGCCGGGCGAACGTTACTCGGGCACAAGGTCGCCACGCTCCGGCGGTGCCCCTCCGTTACCCGCGTCGTCGTCGGTTCGGACTGCCCGAAGATCCTGGCTGAAGGCGAGCGCTACGGAGCGGACGCAATTCGGCGGGACGCCTACCACTGTGACGAGTCACGATGCACCGCCAACGAGATGATCCGCGACATGGCGGAGAAGGTGGGGGGCAGTGACGGCGACGTGATTCTCTGGGCACACCCGACGAACCCGCTGGTTCGGGCGGAGACGTACGAGGCGGCGCTGCGGGCGTACACGGCGGTCACCGCGTTCGGCTACGACTCCCTGATGTCCGTGACGTGCGTTCGGCGTCATGCCTGGGACGGCGGGCACCCGCTGAACTACGATCCGTGGACGGGGCCGCACCCGCCCGCGTCGATGCTCCCGGAGATTCGCTTCCAGGACGGGGCGATCTTCATCCAGCCCCGGCGGCAGATGCTCGTCAACGGCTACTTTTTCGGGCGTTGCCCGCAACTGTTCCCGGTTGCGGCGTGGGAGGGGACGGACGTGGATTGCCGGGAAGATTATCTCGTCGCCTGCGCCATCCAAGCCGCCCCGCCGTGCGTGTAGCGATCCTCTGTTGTGGCCCATCGCTCGCTCGCCTCTCCGCCTTGCCTGCTGCGGACGTGACGATCGCCGTCAACAGGGCCGCGCTACGGTTTTCCTGTGACTGGTGGGCCGCCCTTGACTATCCGACGTTCGCCCGCTGCTCAGCCGAGGTCCAAGGTTCACCCGCCCTCTTCACCGCCGGCGCCGTGCTCGCCCGGCTGAAGCGGTGCGGCAGCCCGTGGGCGGAGCGCTTCGGCTACACCGCCGACCGGCTGACGTGCTCCGTACGCGACTGGACGGCGTACACGGCGACGGCGGCGCTGGTGCTGGCGGAGGACCTGGGGGCGGTCAACGTGGACGTGTACGGGGCGGACTGGACAGACGCCCCGGACTACGACGGCCACCGCACCGACGACTACAACCGTGGCGAGAACCGCTGGGCACGGGAGCGGGGCATATGGGATGGGGTGTGCGAGTGGATGAGGGGGCGGGGGGTCAGCGTCGAGAGGCTGTTTTAGAGGATTTCCGACATGGCTCAAACCACCGTCACGCTCCCCAACGGTTCGACCGTCATCCACAGCTCGTCGGGCACGGTCCCCGCCCACACGCCGCACCCCGAAGCCCTGACTGAGCAGAACATCGCCAACCTCGCCGTCGCGGTAGCCGCGATGGCCTCAGGCTCTGGCGGCCAGGTCTTCACCGACGATAGCCTGCTCCGGCTCGGTACCGATGGCGATCAGGTCCTGCTCAACCGCTCCGCGGCGCTCAATGCGGCTACCGCCCTGACCAGCGCCATCGTCGGCACGCCCGTCACCGCTGCGATCCCCGCCAACAGCCTGATCGTTTCGTCCATCACCGCCGACGGCGACCAGGTGTTCATCGGCCAGACCGGCGGGCACTCTCAGGAGTGGGCACGCTACGACTCCAGCGCCAAGCTGATCGTCTTCAACGAGGCCGCCGGCGACGTGGACCTGCGGGCGGAGGGCGACAACAACGCCAACATGATCGTGATGGACGCCGGCACCGATAGCCTGGCGCTGGGGCGGGCGGTCGTCGCAGGGGCGTTCCTGTCGTTGGACGGGGCGGCGGTCAACCGGGCGGGCGTTACCAGCGTCGGCCGGCACCTGCATATCCCGACCGTGACGGTCACGCAGACCAACGCCGACCCGACGACGCTGGCCATCGCTGCCGGGGTGTTCGTCGGCATCGCGACGCTAGCGGGCTCGGCCGCCAACCAGACAATCACGACCGCGGCCAGCGTCTATATCGCTGGCGCCCCGGCTCAGGGCACGAACGTCAGCCTGGGCACCGGCTACGCCCTGTGGGTGGACGACGGTGCGACTCGGCTGGATGGCGCCCTTACTGCCGCTAGCCTCAATCTCGGCGGCGCTACCCTGCTCGATGTCCTGACCGCTACCGCCGTCCTCGACTTCGGCAGCATCGCCGCCGGGGCCAGCGCAGACCTGACCATCGCCGTCACCGGCGCCGCCGTGGGTGATGCTGTATTCGTCGGGCTCCCCGCTGCCCCCGCCGCCAATATGGCGTTCAACGGGTTTGTCAGCGCCGCCGACACCGTGACGATCCGTGCTTACAACAACAATCTCGTGGCTGCGACCGACCCGGACAGCGCGACCTACCGCGTGGTCGTCTTCAGGATCTAACGCTATCAATGTCAGCTAACTTTGAAGCAGTCCTCATGACCGACGCCACCGGCATGGCCGAGACGGAAGGGCCGTGGGAAGACATTGTGTACACCCCGTTGGGCGGCGTTGCCCGGACCATTAAGGCGATTGTCGTTCGCGAGGTGCCGGACATCATCCCCAACGCGCCGCGAGGGATGACCGAGCGGCTCATGATTTACGTGCGCAACAGCGCGACGGCGGGCATCTCCTCGGCTTCGTTGGATGTCGGCGGCGATACGGTGACAGTCTCCCGGCGCGTCGGCGAGACCGCCCGCGTGTTTGGTGTGCTCCTGCCCGGCGACGGCAAAGAATGGCACGACGCAGCAATGCTCCGTCTCCAACTGGCTTAAACCAACATGGCCAACCCCTTTTGGATTGGAACTTCGCCGACCGCCGTGGCTCAGCGCGACACGCTTACGCCCGGCGGCACGATCGAGGCCAACGACAAATTCTTAGTGACGCTGACGGACGAGGCGGGCGACACCGCCACGCTTTCCGTCGCGGCCGGCGGAACGACGGTCGCCGCGACGGTCGCCTCAATCGTCGCTGCCTTCAACGCCAGCACTGATCCACGCTTCACCCCGATTACCGCCAGTGACCAGACCACGCACGTCCGACTTCTAGCCGACACCGCCGGGGTGCCGTTCTTCTGCACCGTCTCCACGACGGAATCGGACGACTCGCCCGGGGATACGCAGACGTTCGTGCGTGCGGCTTCCATCGCCAACTCCGGCCCCAACGACTTCAACGACCCGCTGAACTACTCCACCGGCGTTAAGCCGGTCAGCACCGATACGCTTACGCTCGATGGCCGGATGCAGACGGCGATTCTGTACGGGCTGCGGCAAACGGCAATCACCCTGGCAAAACTGAAAATTGAGCGTGGGTCATTCGACATCGGCACCATCAACGCCGCCCTGGCAATCAGCTTCACCATTGGCGAGATCAACGTCGCCCCGACCGACGGGAGCAATGCGTCTGGCGCCGCGGTCGTGAACCTCGCCAGCGGCACCAACGCCACCACCACGGATATCTATGGCAGCCGCAATTCCGGGACGTCCGGAAAAGAGCCGGTGATGTGGGGCGGTACGCACGCGAGCAACATCGTTCGCGTCCACGGCGCCGCCAACGTCGGTATCGGCACCCTGAAGCCCGGCGAGACCGGGCAGTTGGCCACCCTCCAGGTTCTCGACCAAGCGAAGGTGCGGGCAGCGGCGGGTATCACGCTCGCCACCGCCACGCAGACCGGCGGCTCGCTCGTGTTGGAGTGTGCCTGCACCACGATCAACCAAGACGGAGGGACGTTGGAAACCAAGGGCACCGGCGCCATCACCACCATCTACGGACAGGGGGCGATGAAGCTCAACAGCACGGGGACCATCACTACGCTCAACGTTGAAGCGAGCGGCTCCGCCGACTTCACCGGCAACACCGCCGCCCGCACCGTCTCCAACGCCTTTTGCCGCAGCCCGAACGCGAGTGTCAATGCCGCACTGCCAACGGTCGCGGGCGCCGCACCAGCCATCACCTTTACGAACGGCGTCGATTGCGTCAGTGGTGGCAAGTCGTCGAAGGTCGACTTCGGCGGCGACGTGACCGTGAATAGCGCCAGCACGTAGCCCATGCCTGTTGAAATCAGCGTCACCGTCACGCCTGCCCAGCAGAAGGACCTGGAGCAGACCCTCGCCGGCATCACCAACGGCTTGTCCCGGGTGATGGTCGGCGCCATCAACAAAACGCTGCTCACCGGCCGCTCCCGAATCGTCAAGCGAATCGGCCAGGAAATCGAGCTGAAGCAGAAGGTGATTCGCGAGTCAGTGGGCATCCGCCGTGCGAAGGGCGGGGAGTCACCGCAGGGCGCCATCACTTTCAGCCGCAAGGCCATTCCGCTCATCAAGTTTTCCCCGCAGCCGAAGCTACCGGGCAAGGGCAAAGGCCGCACGGGCGTCACCGTCAAGGTCCGCAAGGGCAAACGCGAGACGCTCCGGGGGACCTTTGTTGCCCGCATGAAGTCCGGGCACATCGGCGTGTTCGAGCGGAAGGGCCGCGGCGCCGCCCGCGTCAAACGCGGTCCCATCGTCGAACGATACGGCCCCACCGTGCTTGGCGTGTTCGACGGGGCCCCGGGCGTGGCGGCCGAAGAAATCGCAGCACTTGGCCCCGTGCTGATGAAGAACATCGCTTCGCAGGTTGACCGTCTGCTTGCCCGCCGCAAAACCACATGAGCCAGGAAGCTTATCCCGTTGTCGAGCTGATCGCCCAGAATGTCGAGGCGGAACTACGGAAGGTCCGCGTCGTCGGTGGCTACCTGAACGACGCCGAGGTGGAGCGGGCAAAGCGCACGACGCGACCGCGTGACCGCCTGTGCGTGATTCACCAGCTCGACCCCATCGAAGGGGACACCACGCAGGGACAGAACGGCTCCATCGAGTGGTATCAGCCGTTCGAGGTTCACTGCTACATCGTCGAGTCCGAGACGTCCGAGATCCCCCTTGACCAGCGGCTGAACACCATCGGCACCGACGTTCAGCGGGCCATCATGGAAGACCCGCACCGGGGCGACCTCGCCCACGACACGCTGCTGGACGAACCGGAAAACTTCATCGACGCCGCCGGGCACCAGTTCGAAGGCGTCATCGTCAAGTTTCGCTGCCGCTACCGCACGTCCCTCAGCGACCCCCGCATACAGCGATAGATTCCAAACCGGAGTAACACGTAATGGCCGTCATTGCACCCCTCTTGAGCAAGCAAGCCATCTTCGGCGCGAAGCTCGAAACGACGACTGGCACGCCAATCTCTCTGTCCGCCTCGGACTGCGCCTTCAATATCTTCGACCTGAAGACGACGCCGACCATCGAGAACACCGAGCGGCCTGGGCAGAGTGCGTGGGCGCCGTTGCCCGGCGTACCCGGTGCCCGCTCCGGGACGATGGAGTTCCGCGGCGAAGTGGTGGGGCTCGGCTCGTCGGGCGTCCCGGCGTGGGGGCTGTTGCTTCAGGCGGCCGGCTTCGCCGTTTCGTCACAGACGTACGTGCCCTCGACGGGCTCGGCGTCCTACGCCAGCCTGACGATGAATCACTACCTCGACGGCCGCCTATTCCAGATTTTCGGCGCCGTCTGCGAGTCGCTGACCATCAAGGGCAAGGCGGGCCAGAAGGCTGACATCGATTTTAAGTTCAAGGGCGTCTGGTCGCCGCCGACGTCCGTCGCCCTGGTGACGCCGACGTACCCGACGGCGATCCCGCCCCGCGTGGCAACGGCAACGCTAACGGTTGGCGGTACCGCTCTGGTTCAGGTGGGCGAGTTCGAGATTGCCGTCGAAAACAAGGTCGCTCTCCGCGAAGACGTCACCACCGCCAGCGGCTATCACAGCGCCGTCATCACCGAACAGAAGATCATGTTCAAGGTGGGCGTCGAGGCTCAGGCGCTGGGCACCCGCGACGACTTCGCTGTGCATCTGCTCGGGACGACGGCGGCGCTCAATTTGGTTGTCGGCAGTTCAGCTAATAATATCCTCACGGTGACTGCTCCTGCGCTCCAGTTGAACAAGGTTCCCGAGCTTGGCGACCGCGACGGCGTGCTGCTGGACATGCTCGAATACGTGTCGGTGCGGGCAGTGGCGGCTGGCGACGACAACTTACAGGCCGTGTTCAGTTAGGAGAAGGTAATTGACAACCCCCACCATTCTCCAGATCACCCGGACGCAGGCAGAGATCGTTGCTGCGCAGTTGAAGGGAGTTCGTCAGTCGATTGCAAATGCTCGGATGAACCTAAAGATCCTTGGCGAATTCATCGAAATGCTCAAGTCCGAGTCCATTCCACCCGGAGCCGCTAATGCCAACTTCCGCCCAACACCTGCTCGCCGCCATCGCCGCCCGCGGCGTCACGCTCTTCAGTGATGGCGTGCGCATCTGGCCCGAGCCCAAGGCGAGCTTGACCTCCGCCGAGAACGCAGCCGCCGAAGCGTGTCGCGATGAACTGATCCCCCTCCTCCAACTGAAGCAGAAGGAAGCCGATGCCGCTCGCGTTGAACCCCAACAAGAAATTCGCGCTCGTCCTGAAGTCGGACCAGACCGGCCCCGAATCGGATCGCCCGTCGTTCCACTTCCGCTACCTCACCGGTGAGCGGTGGATGGAGGTGGCGGACCTCAGCGACCGCCTAGAGAAGGCGGCGGGCGGGCGGCAGGGGCTGGGCATCATGTACGACACGCTGCGGGTTTCGCTCGTAGGCTGGTCGAACATGCGGACGGGGGACGCCGAACTGGCCAAGCGGTTCGGTGTCGAGCCCGGGCGGACAGACCTGCCATACAAGCCCGAGCTTCTGGAATCCCTCATCGGGCCCGGCGAAGCCCGCGAGCTGCTCGACGGCATGATGGACGCGAACCGTCCCACGGAAGCCGAACGAAAAAACTCCGAATCGCAGGCGCCGTTAAGTGGGGCGGCGTCTGCAAGCTCTGCACCGCCGGCCGCTGCCACGACAGGCCCCGACCTGATTCGCCTGCCTGGCTTGTCTGCACCGCCTGTGACCGTGCAGGGTGTCCGGCCTGTGACGACCGTGGGTACATCCCCGTGACCGACTGCCCCCACAAGCTGATCGGTGCCGACGTGTGGGCGGTCATGCGGGCGGTGAAGTGGACGGAGAAGGGGATTCTTCCCGTTGCCGGCGGGACGCAGGACCAGACGCAGAGCTTCCTCGACTGCATGGACATTGTGACGGGCGAAGACGCGCACTGGAAAAAGGTTCTGAAGATTTACGACTTCGGTTCTTAGAACATGGCCACTGCAACCAAAAGCCTGGACATCCTCGTGGGGGGCCACTCGCGCGTCGCCCCCGTCTTCGCCCAGGTCACCCAGCAAACCAAGCAATTCGCTGAGAAGACCAAGGGCATCATGCGCCAGGTCTTCGAGGGCTTTCTTCGTGGTACCGGTGCGGCCTTCGCCCGCCGCATCTTCGGTGGCACCCAGAACGTTACCGCTACGCTCGGACTGACCAATTGGAATCAGACCGTCCGTGACGGCATCACCGAAGCCTTCAACGCCGAACAAGCAGAAGCCAAACTGGAGGCGGTGCTGCGGTCCACGGGGGAGGCCGCCGGCTGGTCCGCCGGCCAGTTGAAGGACTACTCCAGTGAACTGCACAAGAAAACGATTTTCGAGGACGACGCGATTACCAACGCCCAGGCGATCCTGGCTTCGATGAAGAGCATCAAGGGCGACGTTTTCAAGCACGCGATCAAGAGCGCCACCGATATGTCGGCGGTGATGGGAAAGGACCTCACGGAATCGGTGCGGGCAATCGGCAAGGCGCTGAACGATCCTGACAAGGGCTTGCGGGCACTGGGCAAGGCCAGCATCTTTTTCGACGACGCGACCAAGGGCGCCATCCAATACAAGATGTCGCTGGGCGATCTGGAAGGGGCACAGAAACTCATCCTGAAGGAACTGGACAGCCGCTTCGCCGGCGCTGCCGAGGGCATGGCCAAGAAGCCTACCGGCATGATGAAGCAGCTCCAGAACGACTTCAAAAACGTGGTCGAGGAAATCGGCCGGAGCATCGCCGGGATGCTGGCGCCGATGGTTCCCAGCCTCCGAAGCGCGATGGACTCGTTACAGGTCTGGGTGCCGCGGGTGGGTGAGCTGATCCGCGTGGCCTTCGGTCCTATCAAGGAAGCGGCCGTCCAGGTCGGGAGAGTGATCGGTAGCATCGCCAGGGAAATCGGCAAGGCGATCATGGGTGCCATCGGTCCGGTTCTTAGAATGGGGGGGAACCTCTTTGAGAAGGCGTTTGGCAAGGTGACGGACTGGCGGAGCTTCCAGGCCACGTTCGCGGGCGTCATGGCCGCGATCCAGCACAACATTGAGAATTGGGAGGTAGCCTTACAGCTCGCGTGGATGACCGCGAAGATCGGCTTTATGGAGATGAGTGAGCAAATTCAACACGGGTTCAGCGAGACGTTTAGATGGATCGTGGAGGGATTCCAAGACTTGGTGGCCAACGCAGTAGCGGCGGCGGAGGCGATCTCAATGGCGCTCGCGGGCGATTTCAAAGGTGCTGCTGGCACCGGCGCCAAAATCGGCGGATCAAGGCCGTTCGTGCCTGCGGAGTTCAAGGATTCAAAATACCTGGAACTCATGAAGCAGATCAACCGCAAGGTGGCGGACGACCTTGCCGCCAGAATAGGCCAGAAAGTCAAGGACGCGATGGCCGACGCCCTCCGCGGCCCGGGCGCGTCCGCTGGGTTCGATGCCAAGCCGAACATGGGAGGCGGTGTCGGCTTGATGACGAACGGGGACCGGATGAAAATTCTCGCGGCGGCGGCCCCAGAAGGGTCGGGGTCGGGCCGCATGGGCTCGCACCTGGCCAGCTTCGAGCAAGGCCGCCTCTTGACCGGGCTGGGTGCCGCCGCTCGCGACCGCGACACCGTCCAGACTTTGGCGCAGGAGCAGAAGAAGCTAATCGAGAACCTGCTCGCCGAAGCGAAGCGGCAGACTGAGGCGCAGGAGGAAATCAAGCGGAACACCAAGCCCGAGGTGGAAGAGCCGGACGACGGTGAGGGGCTTTAAGCCCCCTTGAAATCCCAATGCCTCTTCTAGCTACCGAAGAATGGTCCAGCCACCGCTACACGCCCGGCGAATCCGCCGAGCGTTCGTGGATCGTCACCGGCGCCCAGCACGCCGACCAAGCATTGGCGGCGCCGAACATCCCGACGGTCAATACCACGTACACCCGCGACGGCCGGCTAAAGGCCAAGCAGCCCAACGTTGAGCAACTTGGGCCTGGTGGTGTCTGGCGTGTTTCCGTTTCCTACAACCGTCCGGAGGGCGGAGAAAACCCCGACAATTCCGGCAACCCCCTCGATCAGCGGGCGGTCATCTCCTGGTCGCGTGCCGTCACACAGGAGCCTGTTGACCACGACGTATGGATGAACCCTATCGTCAATTCTGCGGGCTCGCCGTTCAACCCGCCGCCGACCGTCTCGATCCAAAGCCGCATGGTGACCGTTACGCGGTGGGAGTCGATCTACGATTCCGAGATGGCGAACAACTTTGAGAACTGCATCAACGGCACGAACTTTCGCCTGCTCGGACGCGACCTGCGGGCTGGGCAATGCATGCTGCACAGCTATCTCCCGACGTCACCATCTCCCGTCGGCACCACGCCGGTTCAGGTTGCCTACGAGATCGAGATCCGCAGCGGCCCCACCACTACCGACGCCGAGGGTATTGACAGTCACTTCAAGGCCCGGTTACTCGACCAAGGACAGAAGGGCTTTTACGAGCCGGCATTCGGTGGGGAGGACGCCGGAGGTGGCGGCGTGAAGAGCGGCAACATTGCTGATGCGTTCGGGGAGCCAATTGGCACCGACATGCTGCTAGACGGCGAAGGCCGCCCCATGCGGGAGGACCTGACCATTTCCGGCTACGTCCCGGCCGCCAACCCGACCCCGATCAATCAGTGGAAGGTCGTAGTAGACAAGGCTGAACACGCCGTCTTCCTGCACTACCTGCTCAACCAGACGCTGGACTTCGCGGCGCTCAACCTCCCGCGTGAAGCGTGACGGATTGTTCGCGGCTACGGATTCGCAGGATTTGACGCCGGCACCGACGCTGGCTGGCTGGTCGCGGAATTTTCCGCCATCTTCCCTACGCCCCAGGTAGTGACAAACGGCAGAACCAGCGCCGCCACGCCGACCACCATGCCAACCGCGGGGACCGCAACGCCCGATTCCTCGGCAAAAGAGATTATGAAACCAACGAGGGAGAGAAGTAGGCCGACGATCGCGAACGGAATCGCACAGAACCCTACGCAAGGAATCCAGGCGACCACAAGGGACGCGGCCCCGATTACTAGCCCCGCGGTTCCGAAAATGACGGCCGTGGCTCCCCGACGCGGAGGCGGTGCTGGCTGTTGAGGTGTTGGATACGCAGGGTTCGGCGGGCCGTAGTAAGTCATTTCGCTTCTCGCCCTTCACGTTTGGGGTCAAACGAAGCCCAGAGCTTAAATGAAGCGCTCTACCCTCCGCAAGATCATTCGCCTGCTAAAGCGCCTCCGCGACAAGCTCGACGGCGTGAGCGTCGGGCCGGGGCTGACGAAGAAGAGCGACCGCCGGTCCCTCACCATCGGTTCGGTTGGCCCGCCCCCGCCCCCATCCCCGCCCTCACCGCCGATCGTCCGCATGGAGGTGACCACGGCGGCTGCCGAGCCCTACCCCGACATCTTGCTCGCCAAGTTCCACAACGGCGCCGAGGCGTTTGGTTCTGAGGTGCCGGTCAAGTGGTCGCAGCCCCACGCGGTTGGCGATGAGATCCTAGCGACGCGCCCCCGTGGCGGTGTGACCGATGGGGGCTTCACGTACCAGGGCGTGACGGTATTCTTGGAGGAGCTGGGGGGCGGAGACACCGTCGTCCGTGTCCGCATCACCGGCTTCACCGGCACGGCCGCCGGCGCCTACACCGCGGCGCTGGTGGGTGCCCCCGCTGCCGACATCACCGGAGGCAGCACCATCACCGCGGCGGCGCTGGGCGCGGCGGGGACGGCGTGCATCGTTGTCAACGCTAGCGAGATCAATCACGCCGACGCGGCACACGTTCTGGCCATCAGCAGCGACTGGACGGGGAAGCTGATCCGCGTCAACAGCAACGGAACGAAGGTCGTGCAAATCGAGGCGGGACCGAAGCCGGGCGAGACGTTCTACTGCCAGGTCGACCAGGTCGGGGGCAGCGACGGCGACGCGACGACCGCCGCCACCTACACGTACGACTGCATCGCGATGAACGGCGAGACGATTGGATCGGGCAAGTCGCCGGCGATGGGGCGTTCGGCCGGTGCGGTAGTGCCGGCGACTGTCGGGCTTTGCCACTTCACCGAGGCGGGCGCCCTGGTGCTCCTGTGGGTATCGGAGCCGCCAGAAACCGTCGCGTGCTGATCCCACATGGCCAGCACGAAAGTCCAACTCGACAGCAGCGGCCGGCGGAAGATCAACACCGCGGGCAAGACGGTAATCGCCGATACCGGCGACCCGTGCTGCTGCACCGCCGGCTGCGACGCCGTACCCGCGTCATGCACCGCAACGCTCTCCGGCTTCACCGCCAACTGCGGGACGATTTGGAACGGGGCGTTCGTGCTCACCAACGGCGTCTATGGACCCGACGGCAACGGCGTGACACTATGCCTGTCCTGTACCTCGGGAGTGTGGGAACTAGCGACGTGCGGCCTGGCGCAGTTTCCGTTCGCGTGCGACGCTGGGGCGGGTGCGTTCTTCTCTGGGATCTGGCAGCTGACCGCGGCGAGCCCGTTGGGTGCGTACACGACGCAGGTTCCAAACTGTGGCGCTGCGCCGACAGACTCGGCGTGCCACGCCGAATTTTTGTTAAGTACTTGTGTTCTAAGTTAGTGTATCATGCCCCCCATGATCCGACGCGACTTCCTCACCTGGCTGGCGTCCCTGCCGTTCGTCCCGTCCCTGCTGGGCGACTTCAAAGACGTGTCCGAGCCGGCGACGATCCCGCCAACGGCAGAGAGGGCCGACATCCGGGCGATCGAGCTTGAGAACCACTACGAGCCCAGCCCCGAGGCGCCGACGCTCCTCCGCTGCACCGGCCGCATCGCGTGCTACGACGACGCGGGGAACCTGGTCGCCGTCGGCCCCGTTGTCACGCTGGCGACGATGCCCGTAATGACATGCCCGCCGTGACCCATCGCGTCCCGCTCACCCAGGTCCGCAACTGGCCACCTGCTGCTGTCGAGGCCCTGCTGGCATTCGGCACGGTCGAGGGTGAGCACCTGGTGTACGACCAGGCCGACCCGCGATACGCTGCCGCCCTCGCCCTGGCGACCGTCGGCCCTTACCCGGCCCGCGATCCACCCAGGCCCGTCCAGCCCGTCCCCCGCGACCGCTGGCCCTTCTCGGCTCGGACCCTGGCAAGGCTCGCCCGGCCCGGGGAGCGGGGCTTAGGGACGGTCCTGACGCGGCTGCTGGGTAACGTAGGTGGGGAGGTATACAAGCGGTGGTTCGTTCGGATCGTCGGGCGGCCCTGTGGGTGTACCGACATGGCGACGAAGCTGGACGTCATGTATCCGCTATCCGGGGTCGATCCCGAGCCAGTGAATGAAAACCTCGCGCCAGAAGTGCGGGTGCCAGCCGTCCACCAGGAACAGCAGCCCGGCGAGTAGGATCGTGACGCCGACGCCCCACGCCTGCCAGATGGACAACCACCGCCGGAGCCGCTTCACCGCTGCCTCAACCTCGGTGACGTTGGCATAATCAAGTTTCGCTTTTACCATGTTCCTACAGTAGCCCACGGATTGACGGCGCGCGCCTATAACGATTCAGCTTGTCGATAATGGGTACCGAGTGGGGGTCGTGCCCGCGCTCTGGCTGGCCGGCGGAGGTTCAGGAACTTGACCGGGAGGGTTTGAGGCATTAGCTCTCCGCTCCATCATCTTGTCGGCGATCACGTAGGACATATCAGCTATTTCCGTGGCGTCGGCCTCGACTTCATCGCATGACACTCCAAACTGTGCACCGTCGCCGCTTCGGTAGGTAGCGACGTAGCCCTGCATGGCCAGACCAGCGAACCAATCACGAAGACTTCCGGGGTGGACGGGCGTTGGTTCGGAGTCCTGCAAGACGCTCATCACGGTTGCCATTGCCTTCTGCTCAAGCTGGCGAAGGCGAGCTTTCGTGACGCCGTTTTTCTTGGCAGCGTCGGCAAGTGTCATTGGCTCATCACCAGATAGCCCGAAGCGGTCTTTTAAGATGGTTCGTTCACGAAGGGTGAACACAGACGGCATCCTCTCGACTGCCCGGCGAATCTCCATTGGTCCGATTTGGCTTGGCATAGCTTTGATCCTTTTGTTTATGCTCTCAACCATCCCTCCCGGCGTCTTCACCGCCGCCGGCCTGCTGCTGGCGGTGGCGCTGGTCTGGTGGCTGGGGCGGGAGCGGCGGCGGTGAGTTTTTAGGCGGTCTTCTCCGCCTTCTTTCGTAGATCTGGCCAGCGCTCCAGGTCGAATCGGAACTCGGTCGCGTCACCGGCGCCGCGGCGGGGGTTGTAGCGGTGAGCTTTCATCAGCAACATGAACTTGTCATCTACCGCCCATCGTCGGTAGCGGCTGACGGTCATCTTTGACACGCCCATCAACTTGCTCAGGTTCTCGCAGGGCAGTTTGATGTCCTGATCGCCCACGGCAAGTTGCAGATGTCCGGCGATGCCGATGAAGAACTCATAATCACCCTCGCTCCGCTCGCTCTTTTCGCCGAGGGGGCGCATCGCCGCCACGTCATCGGGAAGGATGAGGCGAAGCCGCCGATTGGCGTCGACCGCCTGTTGCAGTGGGCTGTGACCGGGCAGGTACCTCGACTTCATCCACACGTCTGCGAACTCCGCTTGTGCGTTTAGGGTGTCTACGCCAAACCAGTTGTTCCAGTGGTCTTTCGTGTCGCCGTGGGGCATCGGCTTCCGCTGGCTTCGCGCCGCCTGTGTCCATCCCTTCAGCGTCGTCTCAACCTTGCGCAGCGCCGCCATGTGGTCGCGGAGTAACGGCGTGAACTCAGGATGCCCGCGAAGGAACCAAACGAAGTGGAACAGTTCCGACCGCCAGGCATTGCCGGTGCTCATCTCGCCGTGGTACTTGAATGCCGCCAACATGAAGTCGCTGTACGGGCGGCGCATGACCTCGGCGAACCATTCGGAGCGGCCGTTTCGCCAAACGCGAACGGGGTCCGTGGTGTCGGTTGTGACATCGGCGTTTTTCGAAAAAACCACCGCAAGCGCTGGGTCTCGTTCCTTCTCGCTGTTTGTCCTGCGTCTCTCAGTCTCATGTGTAACACCGTCGTCAACGCATGTTGATTTGTTTACATATGGACGTGGCGGTCCATTGTGGTAGGATGGCAAGTGACAAGTCCTTTCCGATAACGACCGCCCACGGGCTCTAACCGTGGGCGGTCCTGCGTTGTCACTTTACCAAAATCCAAACGAGTTTGCAGAAATGACATGATCCCCTCCCTCCCCCGGGCACCCTCATCGGGTGCCCGGACAGGCGGGAACGGCTGAACCAGCTCTACGGCTTCACGTAGCGACCCTCACGACCGCCCGCCAGCTTGTCCACAGCCCATCCACCGCCGAGTCGGCAAGATACTACGTTTCTTGCCCATCCAGCCAAGTCCGATAACATCTACGATTACCGAGACGAGGATGAGCATTTGGCTGAGGACGGGCGGCGCGAGTGACTAGTTGATTCCAACAGACCACTTGATACCCTTAATCTTTACCGAACAGGGGAGGTTCTTATGCTGCCTGATTTTGTGAGCGTCGGTCCCTTTCAATACGAAGTCCTTCTGATGTCCGCCGCTGGCTGGCGATACCCCGGCCTGTGCTGCCACGCGGACCACGACACGATGCGCCTGTTCGTCAATTCCGACGTTTCCCCTGACGAGCGGGCGGAGGCTGTTCGGCGGGCAGCGGAGGACCTGACGGCGGAGCATTACCCACGGCGCCGCTTGGTGGTTGGTCTCGTTTGCTAGGCGTCTCCTTCGGTGTACCGCCCTGGCTGGTCTCCAGGTGGCGGACGATCGCCTTCAGCGCCACCAGCTCATACCCACGGATAAGCCGATTCGTCGCCAGCTTTTGCACCCCTTCGTGTTGCCCCGCCCACCACTCCACAATCCGCGATAGCAGCACCTTCTTCACCATCCCGAACTCTTTGGCCAACTGGTCCAAGGTGTCGCCCGCCTCGATGGTCAATTCGAGATTGATCGACCTGCGCCCCTCATCTTCCTCCGCTTCCTTTGGCATGTCGGAAATCAAACCAGATTTTTTTGCGGCAAGCAACATGTTTTGACGAATGGGGTTACGTGTTTTCTAGTGGAGACTCGTGTTTTCTTCAGTTGCAATCGTGTTTTCTCACCGTAGGATGAGTGGAACAAGTCATGAAGGACGAACGAACAAACATCGCGGTGAACACCCGGACGCACTCGCGGATGAAGCGTAAGGCTGACGGCATGGGGATGAAGATGCAGGCCTTGCCGGAGTTCCTTGTCGAGCTGATGGACATCGCTTCGCCAGAGGTAAAGGCCGAGGCGCTGCGCCGGATGGAACAGCGCCGCAACGGCACTCGCCGCGAGTCCGCCGCCGCCGGGTGAAGCGTAGTGCGCGGGCGGGTGCGGAGGCGTGGGAAGTTCTCGGGATTCTTATAAGAGGTCGCGATGGCAAAACCCAAATACAAGGAAGAGGCGGCCGCCGAAATCAAGAGGCTCTGGGGTGATACGCCAGTAGTAGATGCAGACAAGGATTTGCGAGTTCTAATCATCCAGAAGGATGTAGAACAAGCCACCCGCACCGACGCTGGCGCCTGCGTTTTCGCCCAAGCCTGCAAACGTTCATTCGGCGCGTCAAAGGTATTGTTTTTCCGCACCGTCGCGTATGTCGAGCTTCCAAAGGAAGATGGCTCGATGCGCGTTGAGAGGTTCGACATGCCATCCACCATGAGGGCGCTGGTTGAAGCATTCGACCGCGGAGAAGACGTCCTCCCAAAAGCCGGATTTGTGCTCAAGGCGCCGAGTCCTTGCAACCGCATGGATAGCCTTGTCCGGAAAGGCCGTCGCCGGGCGCTGCGAGAACGGCAGAAGCTAATTGGGAAATCAACCCGAGTTGGCAACCAGGGGATTGGCAGATTCCGAGATAGGCCCATCACGGTGGACCTTGCTGTTCGTAGCGGCACCGGTGCGGTTCACTTCGTGCCAGCAAAAGCGAGGGAATGAGATAGCTAAGGGGGATTCACATTCGTACGCCCCTCGCCGCGATAGGCGTTGGGCGAAGGAGCAGAAAATGCAGCTCGCGAAGACGAGCGGCGCCAGGGACGGCGCGAAGCGGGAGGCGGTGAGGCTCATCGGCTTCACCATGATGGAGATGAATCGCGTCCGCGAGATCGTGAGCCAGCCCCTGCCGGAAGGCGAAGACGCCAGAGCGGCGCAGAGGCGGCTGCTGTTCGCGTGGCGGAGATGGATGGAGCGGCTGGGTGACCGGGTGCGGGAGCGAATCGAGGCGCTGCGATGACCCAAACAACCATCCCCCTGCCCCCGCAGGTGGAGCGCGACGAGGTGCGGTATCAGGTGTGGTGCTTCGGTTCGGCGCAACGTTGGCGATTGATCGAATTCGCTCAGGATGAAGCCAGCGCCAAGCGCAAAGCCGAAGAGTATCTCGCTCGCGGCTACCGAGCCCTGGTGGTCATTGTCGAGTCGCGGTCGTCGGTGCTCCTGGACACGGCAACAGCTTGAGGAGCGACGTCATGAACCTGTACCACCACCCCTATCACCCGGATGACGACGACGGCCGCGCGACGCCAGGGGGATGCCTATGGGTTCTGGTACTGACGGCGGCAGCGGCGATGGTGGCGTACGGTCTGGTGTGGGCGATTGGAGGTTGATGCGATGACGACGATCAATGAGCAACCCCCCGCAGTGACGTCGTTCCAGGTTGGCGACAAGGTTCGGTACGAGCACCGGCCCCCCGGCATCGGCACCGTGGTGAGTGTTCGCAGTCTTAACGTCGGCGTGCGCTGGCCCGACCTCCCAACCGAGGTTCAGCTTTACTACCGCCCCCACGAGTTGCGCCACGCGGCGGCCGACGCCCCCGCTCCGGCGGCGGAGCAGGCGACGGAGAAGCCCGCGGCGTGCCCGTGGTGCGGTAGTGACGAGGTTCTATTCAAGTGTTCCCGCAGTGGCGCCTGGTGGTGGTCATGCTGCATTGGCGAGAGCCGGGTCTGGAACAGCAGAGCCGAAGCCGTCGCCGCCTGGAATCGTCGCGTCCCCCCGCCCAGCCGCGGCGTGGTGGAGGCGGCGGTAGCTGAGCTACATGGTGTCGATAATGAGCGACGTGCGGCACTCGAAAGAATCGACGAACGCGGCAGGTTCGTTCGCTTCCTTGGGTACAAGGTCGGCTTCACGTGGAAGGGACCAGCCGATGACGAAGCACTGGTCGAACACATTCAGAAGATGCTCAACGCCGACCCGCTGGCGGAATCCGTCTGTCGCATGCGCAGCGCCCAGTGTGAGGCGTGGGTGGCCGGGAGCAGCAACATCACGCGAGCTACCAAGCTGGTTGACGAGCGACTCGCCGCCTACCGCGCCGCCTACCGCGCCACCGTCGCGACTGAACGAAGCCTGAAAGACATCCGCGCTGAGGCCGCTGAGGACCGTCGCGAGCTGGCCGATATTTCCGCCAGCCTCCACGGCGAGATCGGTCCCTACAGCCTGAACGACAAGGCGGAATTCTTCTGGGAAATCGTCCGCGACGGCGCGGTCGCGATCCCCCTGAGCAAGATCGGTGGCGACGACGACGGGGAGAAGGACAACCGCGCGGAAGCGCAGGCCGTTGTGGACGAGTTGAATCGAGTTGCGGGTGTCCAGCCGACGCCCGGTCTGGAGGGGCGGCTGGTGGCGGCGGTGGCGTACCTCTACTTCGACCAGGACAAAGGCCCATTCTCTTCCGACTACCGCCGCGGCCACAGGGACGCGCGGGACGGCGCCGTCGCGGCCATCCGCTCCGTGCTGGCGGCCGAACGCGGCGCGGCGGGGAAGCCCCGCGCCGACAGCCTGGGCGGCGTGCCGGCGGGGGAGGCTGCGGACGTAGAACGGTTCGATGAAGGCTTCAGCGGAGGTACGCGATGAACGCCGAGCGATTCAAAAAGCTCATCGAGGTTGTCGAGCAGGTGCCCGAGGAGAGATTCAAAATGAAGGATTGGGTTACGCAGGACGAATGTGGAACCGTTGGTTGCGCGTGCGGCTGGTATGCGATTTCACAGCCGGAGCGATTCGTGATTTACCCGAAAAGCCGCAGTGTTCATCGCCGCGACGAAGTTGGTGCCATCGGCTTTTCAGATTGGGCGTCTGAATTTGAAATAGAGGACGAAGATGCACGACGGCTGTTTGATCCGGACGAGTACGACTCGCACTCGAAACGCGACGTCCTTGTCCGCCTTCGCGAGTTCTACACGGAGAACGCCTTCGCGTAACGTCCCCTCCGCCCTTGCCGCTGGCGCGACGAGCGACCGGTAGAGCATCGTGGCGGAAGCGGGTTTTAAGGAAATGGAAATGATTCGTGAAATCCCCGAAGAAATGGCCCGTGAGTTTCAACAAGTCGCGGCACTGGTGTGTCAGGACGTTGACATTCTCAACGACATCGCCAGCCAGTCGGACGTGACGTTGGAGAGCCTTCGCGCCCAAGTAGAGCTTCTGCACAGCAACAAGGAGCGGGCCATCAAGGACAAGGAGTGGAGAGAGATGCGATTTGACGCCGCCATTCGTATTTGGGGAGCGGTATCCGCTGGGCTGGTGCGGAGCGAAGCTGTGGGGTGACGTGATGGACATCGACACCGCAACCATATCAACCGCCGGCTACCCCTCCCCGGCGTCGGTTGCGCGTGTCAGCCCCGCTCCCCCGGCGGGGCCTTATGCCGGCGGCGTCCGTGACTGGGCGCTGCTGGCTTGGGCGAGTGACTTAGCTGCGTCCCTCTTGCGAGAGGGCGCCTGCCGAATACGACGAATAAGGCAGGGCCACTCGCCTTTGTTTCAGGGCCGCCAGTCCTAACCGGCTGGTGTCCCTTTGGGCTCGATTCGCCTGGGCCGGTGTGACACCGACTCTAGCCATGGCGGGTGAATCGAGCACCGGGCCGTCAGCCTTAACCGGCTGGCGTCCCTTTGGGCGAGCGAGTTCATGGACCCCCTCCGTAACGTGAGGGTGCCCGCGCCTGCCATGAAGCCGCGGCACGCTCGCCCTTATATCGCGGCGTCCTTCGACGTGCGGCTCTAACACGCCGTATTCGCGTTCGACACGCGAGCCGCGACTTGTACGCGACAGCCCCGGCGGCCGGTTGGGTCGCCGGGGGAAAGGATGAGAGATGGCGAAGCAACAGAAGAAACCCCGCAAGCTCGCGAAGCCTGTCACCGCGAAGGCGTGGGCGGTGGTGCATCGTACCGGACGGTTCGACCACTACATGGGCGACGAACCCGTGTCGGTATTTCGGCTGACGGACGACGCCAAGGAATCCTCGATGGCACAGAAGCCTGGCGCCCGCGTCGTCCGCGTGACCATCACCGAGGACGTGCGATGACCCCGCCGCCCCTCACCGACGCCGCCTGCTATCGGCTAATGGAGCAGGCCGAGGACGGGCTGGTCGAGCGGATCGCCAGGGCCATGCAAGAGGAGAACGCCATGAACGCGAAGACATTACCGGAAGCGATGCGGGCGGCGGCGGCGCGGATCGAGGCGAAGGACGGATACGAATGGCAGCTCACTGATTGCTGCAACTGCGGCATCCTCGCCCAGTGCGTAATGGGTGTAAATGAGGATGAACTTCGAGACGCAAGAGGGCTTCTGATTGGTACGTGGGAGATGATGTCCAAACACGTCTGTCGTAGCTCTGGTCTTCCAATGCCGGTGGTGTTTCAAGTTCTCTGCGACTCTGGGATGTCGCTGGATGACTTCGATCATTTGGAGTGGCTGTCGTGTCGTGCGATTCGCAAGCGGGCCGGACTGACGCTACGGAAGCCCAACACGAACAGTCGAGGATACGACGACTTTGATGAGCCCATCGCGGTTGCATCCTATCTCCGCGCGTTCGCCAGCATAGTTGAGGAGCGGCAAGCGGCGGCCCGCGAACCCGAACTGGCGGAGGCGCTGTCATGACCACCCCCACGCACGAGGCGGCGAAGGTGCGGGAGGCTGCTGAGGCAGCGTGGGAGAAGGTTCGGCAGTGCCTACAGGAAGCCATGCGAGGGATTCACGACGGGAAGACAACCGAAGCCGGATTGATAGCAGAAGCCTTCGCGCCTCTCGTCTCCCGCCTGACGTCCGAGCGTGACGCGGCGGTCTCCCGGGCCGTTGAAGCGGAGGCGGACGGAGCGAGGGCAGGGACATGAAACCGAAACGCCTTTGCATCATCTGCCACGAACGCCCGGCGGAAGTACCCGACCGGGAGCAGCCAGGACGTCCAATCAATCGCCTGTGCCGGAAGTGCCACGGGGCGCGTCTTGCCGGCGACCTGCGGACAATCGTTGCCTCCTCGCTAGAACGGCGCGATGGCGTGGTAACGGGGCAACTGGACCTCGCCGGCCCCGGCAGCGGCGGGAAAGAGGGGTGAGGTATGCCGAAGATTAGCACAACGCGAACGTGGGTTAGCCTCGGCGGCGCGGCGGCGATCCTGAACATGAGCACGGATTCGGTGCTCGCCCTGGTGCGCAACCGCGAGATCGCGGCCATCGACGCCCGGCAGCCGGGAGCGAAGGCCCCGCGTTACCGAATCGAGCGGGATGAGCTGGACCGCTGGCGCGAGTCGCGGACGTTCATCCCCGGGCAGCCCGTGCCGAAGCCGTTGCGGGTGGTGCCCCGTGCGGTGTCGCGGTTCAAGGCGGTACTGGCGCGGGGGCGCGAGGAGAGGCGGCGGAAGGCGGCGGCGGTAAGATGCGAGGCATGAAAGAAAAGTCGCCACCGAAGCGTAGTACGCTTGACCGTACAACGCCGAAGCGTACAATGGTCAACGTGCGTGAGACTGTCGAAAAGAGGTTGAAGCGTCTCGGCAAGAGCCGGCTTTGGCTCGCTCAGCAGATGAAGGTACGGCCGGCTACGGTATACGACTTTCTGAACGGGAACGCTGAAGCCAAGGTCGAGACGATGGAAAAGATGTTGTCAGTTCTCGGACTGGCGATACGCGAGAAGGACGCCGGGGAATCCGATGAGCTACCGCCGGGGCGATGAGGAACTGGCGGCCCCGGCACTCTTATGAAACCAGACCTGATCCAACTAGCGGAGTACGTCAAGGATACGTGCCTGTTGTTCGGCGCGTCACCGTACACCACGTACACCGTCGCGGGGCTGTTCGTGCAGGGGCTTGAACGGGAATGGACTAAGTCGCCTTCCGCCCCCATGCCAGCGGCCAAACGAACGCCAGCAGCTTCCGCACCCGTTCAGGATCGACCCGTTTAGCGTAGTGCTTCGAACGAACCGAGCGACCCGAATGACCGGACTTGTGACCCATCACGGTATCGACCGCCCGTTGATCCGGGAAGGCGTCCGCGTGCGTCGCGAACGTGCTTCGAAGCCCCGACAGCGGAAGCCCCGTCGCGGCGCTCCACTCGCACCCAAGCCGGTCGGTGCGTCCCCGCGCCCCCTCGCCGGTTCCCTCGCGGTAGCAGCACTTCCCATTGACCGTTCGAAACAGCAGCGGTTCAGCCGCATCCTCGGACGCCGCCGGCCGCACCTTCAGGTACGCACGCACCGCCAGCACGGCGGCACGGTTCAAGGCACACAAACGCCCGACGCCCGTCTTGCCGCGCGGGAAGCGGATCAAGCCGGCGTCCAGGTCCAACACCGCCTCGGGCAGCAAGCCGAGGTCCTTTGGCTGCATCGCCGCGCACAGGGCGACGTAGCCGACCGCCCGCAGCAGGGGCGACCCCTTCACCGCCAGGAACGCGCCGCGAAGCTGGGCGGGGCTGTACGCCTTGTCGCTGTCGGCGGCGCTAGCGCTGATCTCATCGGCGGACGGCTTGGCGAAGTCCTGCCCGTACTGCCAGGGGCGCAGCAGCAGACCCGCCTTGCGGCTGCCCGGCGCTGCCCAATTGGCGAAGGCTTCCAGGTACTGGACTTCACGGCGAACGGTGTTTGGTGCCTTGCCGGCGAGACGCTGGCGAGCGTAGGCGCTGAACGCGGCGGGCCCGACAGCATCGGCTGGCTTCGAAGGTCCGGCGATCTCGACGAACTTGCCAACCACGAGCACGTTATCGTCGTACGTCCGGCGGGCGAGCTTGCGGGGAACACCGGTCGTGTGCCGCTGGTAGAGCCATTCGAGGTAGGCGGCGGCGACGTCCTCCAGGCTCAACGTACCGGCTGTAACGCGCTGCTGTGGTGCGCCGGCACCCTTCAGCCGCTCGCGAATTGCGTCTACCCGAGCGGGCAGCAGCAGGGCCACCTCAGGCACCGGGCAGGGCTTGCAGATGTACCGGGTGTCGCCGTCGATGGACTTGTACCAGCCGTCGATCTTCGGTGTGAGCCCATGAGCGGCGCGGGTCCGTTCGTCTTTTCCGGTGAGCTTCGGGAGCCAGGGCGGGCGCTTCATTCGGCCTCCATGCCGGGGTGCGGTCTGCGTCCTACAGACCTCGGTGGGCTCATCCTACATGGGCTTCCTACGCAAAGGGAAGGGTTAGGGCGTGACGGGACGGGCGAAGACGGGCGATATGGGATCGGGACGAAAGGCGTGATTTCACGCACAAACATAGAGTTTTTCAGCGGAGAGGCAGGGATTCGAACCCTGGGTACCATTGCTGGCACACCGGTTTTCGAAACCGATCCGAATTTTGACGTAAACCGTTGTCAAATCACATCTGGCGATAGCAGCGGGGGGCTTCCTACACAGATTTTCCTACATGAACGCCCCTCCGCCCTCTCCCCCGCCCGCGCGGCAGGAGGGCGGTCATGAAATTCGGAAGCTTTTGCAGTGGTATCGGCGCACCTGAAGCGGCGTGGTCGCGTCTGGGCTGGACGCCCCGATTCTTCTCTGAGATTGAGCCGTTCCCGTGCGCCGTGCTGGCTCACCACTACCCCGGCGTGCCCAACCTGGGCGACATGACCGCCGTTGACCCGGCGGCACTGCCCGACGTGGAAATTTTGGTCGCAGGAACACCGTGCCAAGCCTTCAGCGTGGCGGGCCTGCGTGGCTCACTGGCTGACCACAGGGGCAACCTGACGATGGCCTTTGTGGAGCTGGTTCATGGAATCAACCCAACTGCTGTTGTTTGGGAGAACGTGCCTGGCGTCCTGTCTACCAAAGACAACGCTTTCGGATGTTTCCTCGCTGGGCTGGTTGGATCATCCGAACCGCTCGCGCCATGCACTGACACAGGATCATGGCCGGACGCAGGTCTGGTTGTTGGACCCAAAAGATCCGCCGCGTGGAGGATTCTTGACGCACAGTTTTTCGGCTTGGCCCAGCGAAGGCGGAGGGTGTTCGTCGTTAGCTGCCGTACTCGAGACGGGATCAATCCCGGCGCGATACTTTTTGAGCCCGAGGGCGTGCCGCGGGATTCTGCGCCGAGCCGAGAAGCGGGGGCGGGAGTTGCCCCCA